GCAGCGCGGGCAGCGAGACGTACTGGGCCCATGTTCTTTGGCAGCGACACGGCCTCCGACCGGAGGAGTTCGACCGAATGAGCCGGAGACAGAAGCTCTTTTACATCGCCTCCGAGGAGGAGGAAAGCACGCGCCCGTGCAGAAGAGATTCCCTATAAGGCGATAGGAGGACCGACATGGCAACACTGAAAGTCGTATTCAAGGCCATCGACGAAATCTCCTCCAAGTTCAACGAGATGACGCAGAGCGGCGAAC